CCAAACTCCTTTAAATTCCATAACCGAATTAGGTAACTGACTTACTAGAATTTTACCGTTCTCGTCAAGCCTAGGAACCCCATTAGCGACGTTAAAGGCTACGGACGATAATATCCCGTCGGTTCCTATAATAACGTCGTCTAAGTCTCTTAATTTGGCTCCGCTTGTTATAACTATTTGGTTACTCATTTTACTTTTTTTATCTAATTAAACAAACCTCTAACAAATTCCCCACTATCCAAGGCCCTACTAAATGTAAGTACTCCCGTTGTACTATTCCATTTAACTTGCTCATTTACCGGAGTTCCGCTAGTTATAATCGCTTGACAGTCTATACCGCCTCTAGATACATAAACGCAGTCCTTCCCGATCATATCTACCCAAGTAATCGTAGTCTCGCCACCGGCCGCCGTATATTCTTTATTATAAACATATCCTCCGCGAATAACTACTCCTTCCGGATTAATGCTAGTTCCCGAAGTACCGTAAGCGCCGGTCCCTTGTAAACTAACGTTATAAGTAGCCGCGTCTTTATAAGGAGCGTTAATACCTATACTAGTTATATTACAAATTCCGTTTATTATTACTAATCCGTCTTCGCCGTTGTCTATTACGAAATTGATTTCGATAGGTTCTCTAGCTAATTGCTTATCAAGCATAAATAAATAAGAGAAATCGCTTAAAATAACTAATCCGTCGCAAGTTACGCTCCAAGTCGCTATATCATTTTTATACTGTCGGAACCAAGCCGAAGTAATAGAAGTAACCTCTACTTGATCTACGTTAACGCTAAAAGTGCAATTTGTAGAGCAAGCGAACGCGACGTCTACTTCCGGATCTACGTCCGTTCTATGCCAATAAAGCATAACGTTTGTACCATTTACGGGATTTGCCATATATCAAAGTTAAAAAATATTTAATTGTAGATTCCAAAAAGGCCCAAGTTGTCCCGTATCGGTAATATATTGAGGCTCTACAAATATAGCTTCCTCGTCGTAATATATTTCTATTAGTTGAACTCCATTAACTTGATCGTTATAAGAGTTAGTAGTTAATCTATTTAAAGCAAACTGTTTGCCATTATAAGATAAGTTTCCCGTAGAAGGATCCGTTACGGTATAAACTTTATCTAAATTAATATATCCGTTATCCGCTTGTATTGCTCCTAAATCCGCTTCTAAAGTAGCTATGTTTCTTTGGTAAATCTTAATATATTGACGCGCTAGACTACTTAGAATTTGCGCTCCTCCCGCTATTAAATATTGAAAATACCAATTTTCTAAGAACACCCCGTTACTATCGTATAAAGAACCTAAAGTTAAAACTTGCAAACCGTTAGCGTTTGGATATACTTGTCCGTAAGGAATTTCAAATACTTTAAGCGTAGATTTCTCTTCCGTACTAGAATTACTTATTACTGCATATTGTACCTCCGTTTGACCTTGGGTTAATATAAAGTTTCTAACTTCCGTACTATTAGTCTCCACTAATATTTTAATATTCAAATAACCCATTAAAAAGGTAGTACTAAATAATCCCACAAAAAAAGGAGGAATAGTTAAAGTAAAAGTCGCCCAAGGATCGCTCCCGTCCCAAGCCGGAAACGTTATATATGTATTAGAGTTAGTTTGCCAATTTCCGTTATTATCTAGATATTTATTACCCGATCCCGTATTTAATAAAGCTATTTGTATTTTCATAGCTACGCCGTTTTTATGTTCGACGCTAAAATTTAAAGGAAAACCCCCAACGTAAGGAGTATAAAAATAAGGAGACGAAGGTCCTAATATTTGTAAAATGGCGTCTCCGGTTCCCGCAGTTAAATAGTAGCTATTAAACTGTTCACTATCGTAAACTATTGCGGTAGCCGTAGCCGTTCCCGTAAGAGTAGTAAAAAAACCATAAGCCGTTAAAGGAGGGATAGCGCCGCTTCCTCCTATTATTTCTTTTAAGTCTGCATTATGTATTAAGTTAATAGGAGAACTATATCTATTTCTTAATTGTATATTATAAAATCCCTTTCTTAATATTTTAGTTTGGCTATTATCTATAAAATGTACGTTACCATATTCGTAAGGCGCTATATTAATTACATTATCTAAAACTCCCGAACTGTCTATCGTTGCGTAATCCCCTACGTCGTATTTAGTATAATACCTAGTCGGGGCCGCTACCTCCATAGTAGAAGTAATCCACCAATCGCCATTTGATTGATACATTCTGCAATTAAAAGTCCTTAACATATTTTCGATAATATCGTAAAAGCTAACTCCTACGAAATCCCTCCTATATTGGTAAGTCTGCGCGAACGGCTCGTAAGAGTCTCCGTCTCCTCGATTTAACATTCCTTCCGCATAAAACGAGCAAGCTATAACTAAATAAAGGTCCTCCGGATAGCCTAAAAACCTTAACCCTACAAATATTAAATCTAACCATTGTTGGGTAGTATTAATACTATCAGTTACTTCGAATTGATATTCTTGATCTTGCAGAAACGAAATTCCGTCTATACAAACTAAAGACGCTTGATTTATTCCCGTACTAAAACCTATTTCGGAATAATCATTAAATAAAAAACCCCTCCATATAACAGTAGAATCCTCTTTATAAACTACCCAATATTTACGATCGTTCTTACTAAGTACGTCCGGAAATTGGTCGTAGTCGTCTTCGGTTTCTAGTATTATATTAAAATTTAATTGAGAACTTATTATACTAGGATAGGGGTACTCTTCGCTACTGTTTGGTTGTAATATAATAGACGTAGGCGTATAGGTTTTAACTATATCGTCGACGTAGTCTTGCTCGTAAATTTCTATCGTTTGAGTGTTCTCATTTCGTAGAATTTGGCTTATAGTATATCTTAGTCCGTATGCCATTATGCTAAACTAATTGATTGTCCCTTTAAATTAGAGGCTTTCTGCGCTCTATTTGTCGCTAGTAATAAATCTTGGCCTCTTAGTACAAATTGGCCGCCGCCCGATCCTCTACCCGAAGACATAGATCCCGCGCTAAAAGTCTTAGTTAACATTCCGGTTAATTTACTTAAAGGGATAATAGCCTCCGGACCGGCTTCGCCTACTAGGCCCATAGTTGGACCGGTAACTATACCGCCGGTAGCAAAAGGAATAACTCCTATATTTGCCGCCGCCGCTACGGCTCCCGCTCCTCCGCCCGAAGACGCATTTAAAGCGGTCATAATAGCCTTAAAAATAGCCGCCTTAATAACTGCCGCCGCTATATCTTCCGCAAGTCTTAAGAATTGATCGCCTAACGCCTCTAGTACATTTTGACCGTTTTTAAGCGCGTCAAAGAAACCCATAATAGCGTTAGTAGCCATTCCGGAAATAGTGTCGGCAAAATTCTCGTAAGCCTTTTGTCTTTTTTTCATTCCTTCCGCGTCGTTATCCGCTATCATTTTATTAATAGCCATTGTATTACGAGCGGTCCTTAATGGATCTAACGCCTTCTCGGCGCCTCCCGTAAACTTATCAGTAGTACGAAACGAAACGTCTCTAAGTACCGGAGAAGTGTCCGAAACGTCTCCTTGCGGCTTACCGCTATAATATTTATCCTCTAACTCTTTTGCAGATCCTAATAACTGTTTAAGTGCGTTTTGCGCTTCTTGCGTTTTACTTCCCGCTATTTTTTCAATAGCTTTATAAATAGCTTCTAACGATTGTACGGCAAAAGAATCCTTCCCGCCCTTCTCGCTAATCATTCCCTCTAATAACTGAAATTGTGCGCTATTTAAACTTTCTCTAAGATTGTTTAATACCTTTTGAACTTCGCTTAATTTGTCTGCGCTTCCGCCTCCGGCTAGTTTGCCGTTGCCGGTCATTAAAGCAAGAAATAAAGGATTTTGCGCTCCTTTATCTAAGGCCGAGTTCATTTGATTAGTAAGACTTAAAATATCGTTACTTTGGACTATCGCTTGCGTCTTTAAGTCTCTTAATTGCTTGGCCGTAAAAGTTACCTTATCCATTCTACTAGCTGACTCTATTTCCATAGAGGAACCAATACTAGAAGGGGCTTGTCCGGCTTCGTTCATTGACGCCATAAGTTGTCCTCTAGCCTTAGTTATGCCTTCTTGCGTCTTTGCTAACGCTATGGATTTGTCGGCTAATTCGTTTCTATAACGTTCTACGATAGCTTGTTGAATAAGCGCCGCCGTATACTGTTTAACCGCTTCTTTAGCGTCGTCTATATTTTTAATTTGATCGCCGTAACCTTTACTTACTCCGTTAAGAATGTCTCTAACTCCGTTAAGGGCTTTTACTCGTTCTCCGTCGGTTAAGTTAGCATTTTGAGAAAGTTTAATAAGGTTCTCTAATTTTATACCTTGGTTTACTGCGGCTTCTTTAGATTTCTCTAACGCTTTAGCGTACTCTTCTTGGGCCTTTTTAGCTTCATCTACGGCCTTTTTATTAGTAAATAACTTATCCCCAAAAGCTACAAATAAAGACGAAATTACGCCCAAGGCTAGGCCTATACCGGCCGGACCGGTCATAACTCCTAATAAACTTTGAAACGCCTCTTTATTTGACGTAGAAGAGGCCCTTAATCGTTGGAATGATTCTAATAAAGGGTTAAGGTTATTCGCTATACCTATAAACCCATAAGGGGCGTCTTGCGCTACCCTTGATAAGTTTACTAAAGACTGCGTCGCTTGATCCGTCCCGCCTTTAGCCTCTACAAACTTAGTCTTTAACCCCGCCGTCGATTTTGCCAAATCCTCGATAGCCTTTAAGGCTTCCTTATTGTCGGCGGTTATTATGAGTTGTAAAGTTTCTTGGGCCATTTTATTTTAGTTTACTCCGTACAATTTTAACGTATTAGCTAACTGTTGATTAGTTAACATAACCTTCTCTTCTTGTTCGACGTCGTCGTCTAGATCCGGAATATGCCAAAACGATTTAAGAGACTTAGGGGATTGGTCCGCCGTATTGCTTAAGTATATGATATAGGCTAGATTTCTAGTTCTAGCCCATTCGTTTAATTCTCTTTTTTCGACACCTAAGACTATTATACTATAATCCTTCCAAGTCATATCCCAAAACTCGCTAGGCCTTATTCCACATTCCGCCGCTTTAACTAAAACGTCGTCCCAATTAAGGTTTACTCTTTTTTTTTTCCGCTTTAGCGACGGGGCCTTTATTTACTTGTAATAACGTATTATCTACTATGTATTTAATGTAGTCCACTAAAGGACCGTCTTGTCTAAATACTCCTCCTACTTCGTCTATCCAATCGCATACGTCGTCTTCCGTAAATATTACTTCCTCTTTATTGCTAGTACAAGCCGACTCATATCCAATATGAACTAATTGTACTAACGTATTAAGGTCGTAGGCGGCTCTAGTAAGTACGTCAAAATATTGATCTATTGTAATCTTATTTTTATCCGTAAACCTACGCATAGCCCAAGTCCCCCACTTCAAGTGGATTTGTTTTTCCTTCAATAACATTTTATACATACTGACTTTTTTTTATGCGGTTTCCGTTTGAGTTAATGGAGGTAAAGTAACTACGAAAGTCGCTGAAAACTTAACGTCGTCTTTATCCGCCGCGTTAACGTCGAAATTGGAAATAAACACTTGACCGCTATACACAATATCGCCCGAAGTTGGAGTAGCCTTACCCATTTTCATATTAAAAGAGGTTCTAGCCGCGTGCGCCGCGTATAATTGTTGGTAACTATCTTTTGAAGGAGTACCGGTTTCGTCGATTGCGAAGCCTTCCCCTCTAAAAGATTGTGTAAACGCCGGTCCCGCTTGGAATTGGTCGCCACATTTAGAAGTTGCGTCGATTGTGTTAACAGTCGAGGTCATTGTGTTAGAGGTAAGACAAGCAACGGGCTTAAATGTTGCGTCTCCGTCTATGTCAGCTAATAGGATATAGTCCCTTGCCGATACTTTAGTTTCTGCCATTTTATTTGGTTTTAATTTTGAGTTATTGTTAAATTATATATTATTAATGTTCGAAAAACGTTGTCTATTGGATTTAATCCGTCTATATTTCTTACACTTTGAACGAATAAACTAGAACAGTAAAAACCATTATTTAGTGTTATTGTAGTGTCCGAATTTATGTCTGCTAATATTAAATCGCTTATAGTCTCCGCTCTTTTGTAACCAAAGTTAGCATTTTTTGTAACAATGTCTACGGTCATAGTTACGGAGTTAGTATAGCCCGTTTTTCCTTGTTCTTGACTTGAACTTCTACCGTCTAAAATAAGGTACTCGTTTCCGGCTCCTTCCGGTGCCATACCGTCGTAGACGTCTAAGTCCGTTATACTAACTAAGTTAGTATAAAACCATTTTTTTATATCTATATTAGGATTAAGCATTTAATAACGTTTTTAATTTATTGAATAGTATAGGCTTCTCGTCCTCATAAGCGGGGATTAAAAACGGTTGCGCTCTTAATCCATTCTTAAGTATTTTAAACGCTAGAAATCTAGCTAACTTTTCGTCTTCGCTCTTCTTTGTTTTAGCGGATCCCGTTCTCTTTATCTTACTAGCCTTTCTAGTAGAAACGTCGTAAGACGTAGCTTGATAAGTTCCCGCTAATCCCTTACGTTTTACCCATACTGTTAACGCTTGAATAAGGTCCTCTAAAGTTCCCGATCCTTTGCCTTTAAACTGTACGGCAAAATTTTCATATCCCGCCGGAATAGAAACCTTCCCTCCGGTCCCGAACTCTACATAAGGCGCGTAACTTGCGCTCGCTATTACTCTATGCGTTAGTCCTCCGGTATCGCTTATCGAATGTATACTTTGTCTTAACGTACCCAAGTTAACGGGTGCGTTTCTCTTTGCCTTTGTTTCTATGCGTAAAGCGCTAGCCGACATTTCCGCCGCTACTTCTATCCTTAGATTACTCTCTAAAGAAGTTAGCCTTTTAGTAAGGTTATCTAACCCGCTTAAATTTAAAGCAAAACCGGCCATATTAAAAGTACATTTCTATTTCGTAATATCTTCTCGCGTCGTCTACGTTCTTAATAGAGTGAATAGTATACCTATCTCCTTCTACTTCTAATTCGTAAGCGTCGGTTATTGTAACTCCAAATCGAATAAATAATCTACCAAATCTAGTAAAACTAAGTTCCGATTCTAAAATCGCTCTACTTTGAGACTGCGGCCTAAAATCGCCCCAAACTGTTTCTTGTAGTGCAAACGTAGTAGTAAACCCTCCTTGGCCGTCGCTAGTCCTTGTAGGCACATAAAGGCCTACTAATCTATTCATAGAGTTTGCGTCGACGTAATTAGTTTTATTTCTGCCTATTCTCATAAATTATATTATTGGGCTTGTTCTAGTCCAACGTTGACAAACTCGCCAAGCCTTTTCACAAATACCCATACCGTCTACTTCTAGACCTCTATTCTCATAACCGTAGCTTACTTGATCTAAAATAGCTATTTTAAGTTCCGTAGGGACTTCGCCTTCGGGATAGCCGCAAGAATAAGTAGCTTTTAATTGCTCCCACATTGGACGCGCTAAACTAGGATATTGTCCTCCTACTAATCTATAATTATCCGGATCTATTTCGTCGCCTTCCGCGTTTAATAGTTCGGTAAAATCTTGAATTGGTCCGTATTGAAATTGAAACATTCCGCTAAGATTAGTAAACCAAACAGTAGCAATCTTAGGAACCAAACTTAAATTAGTAACCTTCTCTATGGCTTCCCTAGATTGGATTATAAGTTCCTCTATTAAGTTATCTTCTACGCTATCAGTAATACGACAATATAATTTAGCCTCCTCTACCGTTACGGGTTCTACTATGGCTCCGTCGTACTCTAGAAAGTGATCTATTATAAAATTATACATAACCTCTTTTTTACAAATTTAAACATTTATTTCTTATATAAAAAAGGGGCGTAGTTTTTAGCTACACCCCTAATTTATTATCTACTATACATTAAAACTATACGTTTCCTAAGTCAGCATAAATAGCCGAAGTAGGTTGCATTAAGTTAACGTCTTCGTAGCACTCGATACGAGCAGTTACCATATTTTGTTGGAAATTGCTAGCGTTCTCATAAGAGAACTCAATAGCTAATCCTTCTACTTCTACGCGCTCACAAAAGTTATTATCCATAATAAGAACTTTATCGTCAGTAACCCAAGAAGCCGCGATAACCGGAGTTCCCCAAATTGTCATACCACCGTTAGGATTAACGATAACCGAACCACTACCCGCGTAGTAACCCGCAGTAATAGTCTCTTTTAATAAACGACCTAATTGACTAGGGCTTACTAAAGCTACTGAAGCTACGAAGTTTGCGCTCTTTTGGTTTCCGATATAGTCTACTAATTGCTTTAAGTCTACTGTCTCCGCAGTTGTAGTAGAACCGGTAGCGGCCGCACTTACAGTTGAAAAGAAAGCGCTATTCTCAGCCTTGTAGAAATCTCTAGTTAACATTCTAGGTAAAGTAGTGCTTAAAAAAGGAAGTGATCTAGCCATTTGCTTAGAGAATGTAGAGAAGCCCGCGATATAATCGTTAACTACTTTTACTTCGCTTAATGCGTAACTATTCTCGCCTTTGTTAGATCCTTCGGTTTGTGCCGCTATATTGTTAGTAGTAGACGTCTCTTTGTAAAATACATAAAGACCGCTAGTACTTCTAACAGTAGGGATCAAGTCGCGGAAGTTAATAGCTTGACTTGGTAAAATTGAAGCGTTAGGAGCGTAAGAGGCTTGCGCGTCTCCGGTTAATGAAGCGGATAAAGTCATAGACTTAGCTTCGCTTAAGTCGATACGATATTTACCGTTTGACTTCATAGATTTCTCCATTTCGTCTAATTTACCTTCTAATTTCTCGATAATTAATTCGTCCATAAACTTAACTTCTTTTTTAGCGGCTTTCTTTTGAGCGGCTAAAACTCCGTCGATTTGGTTTTGCATTTCGTCGCGGGTTACTTTAATGTCCGACTTTAAGTCAGCGATTGCGTTAGTCGTATCGTCTTTGATAGACTTAACATTTTCAGCCATTTGGCCGATTTGATTTTCTAGTTCCATTTTCTATTTTTTAAATAGGTTATTAAATTTGTTGATTGCCTTATATAAATCCTCGTTAGATTTTGTTTCGTTTATTACCGGCTCGACTGCGATTGCGGGTTGAGTGATTTCTTTAACTACTTCTATTTCTAAGATTTCGGATTGTATTCTTTTTATTTCTATTTCCATTAATGCGAATGTTTCGTCGGTAAAACGGCCATTTTTAAAGGCCTTTATTAACTTCTCTAGTCTATCGCTTAAGTTTATTTTTTTCTCTTCGCTCTTAAAATCTATCATAGGAGTATCGGGATTGGCCGCCCATAGTACCGCAGATCCTTCGTATAGTTTTAATTCCGTAATAGTTCTAACTCCTTTTTTATCTACGCTAGAATTAATAGTACTAAATCCGATTGAATGTTGGTTAATTAATCCGGCTTCGTACATTTTAATTATGTCTTCCCCTTTCTCCGTTTCTACTATCGGAGTAATAGCTATAAGATAATGTCCCTCTAAATATAATTGTTCGGGCTTACCTATCGCCGACTCCATTTCTGCGCAGTGATCCACTAAGGACCAAATAAGGTTTTTACCCATTGGACCGCGTTCGCTAATTGTTTTAGTAAACGCTTCCGGAACGATAATATCATTATCTAAGTCTATATTATCAGTACACGCCCAAACGGCTTTTACTCTACGTTGCGTAGTATCTACGTCCATAACGGAATAACTAGGATCCGCCTTATGCGCTATTATGTCTTTATATTGGTATTTTTTCATAGCTTAAATAAATTATTCGTAATTCAAAGTTATAGTATTTTTTTTTATCGTAACGCTTCCGCAATTAGATCCTTTATTTGTCTTCCGGTTGTATCGTTAAATATATTCCAAATCCTACCGACGTCTCCTAGCGGCGGATTATTTTCTAGTCTTAGCAATTTACCCGAACCGTCTCTTTGTGCTTCATAGCCTAAAGTACAACGGCAATTACAAACGTTTCCGGCGTGCGCCGAAGAGTCGCAAGGGTGCAACATTAAATCGATATATTTCATTCCTTTAACTGTAAAAGTCGCATCTATTGGAACTTGTACTCCGTCCATATTTAAGTGGTCCGTTTGATCCCTAGGAATCCTACGAGTTCTAGAGTCTTGGGTAGCTATCCACTCTTTAACGGTAACTAATCCGGTAGAGACTGCGCCTACTACCGATCCGATATTAGCCGCTCTTCCCGTTTCGGTCCTTGCGATTAACTCGGCCCTAAAGTTAGTTATCCCGCTTGTTCTTAGTAGTGCGATAGATTGTTGCGTCGTTAAATTTTGTTCTTGGGCTTGAATAAGAAAACTTCTTATTTGTTCTTTTGTAGTGTCAGTTATTCCCTCGGCTAAGTCTTCTAGTCCTTTGGTTTCTAGATAGGCTAGAATAGTATAGGCCCATAGATCCACTAATTCCGATTTAGTTTCTAACGGACCGTAAAAGGATTTAACTCCTTTCTTAACGTCTTTATAAGCGATCCCCGCCATTTTAGTACCTAGCGCAGTATGTAGCTTTTGAATAGTCTTTTTAATTGCCTTACTACTAATAGCGTTATAATCTTGCGTCTTGCAGTAGGTATCTACTTGCCTTTGTAACTCCTTTTTGAATGTAGGGGAGTACTGTTTTAATGCGTTCCAATAAAGTTTTTTATAGTCTTGCCATATCATAACTATAAGTTATCGCTAGGAAGTGTTAAGGGTTGGAATTGGTCCGTAGGTTGTAAACTGCTAGGAATATATAGTTTCTCCATATCCTCCGTAGGAACGTAACTAGGAGTCTTTATACCCATTATTTCATTCTTTTGCGCCGGCGGAATCCACCAAGCATTATTTAACCAAGTTACTTGCTCCGTTTTATTAGACTCTAATTCTTGATAGACTTTAATATCGTAATCGACGTAAATATCGGTCCCCTTATAACCCCAATCCGTATGAAGTTTACGGTTAAGATTGTCTCTTAATGAATCTAGTAAAGGAATAGCGCAACGAAGAGTTAACGCTTTCTCGCCTTCTAGTTGGTTATTGTATGTCTTATTATCTGCGTCGTTTAATAACTGCGAAGGAACTCCGTAGATATTACAAAGGGCTTTCATATCCCACTTTTCGGACTCTATGATATTTAACTCTACCGGACTTAATCCTATTTGTTTCCAATCTACTTCGTACGCAGAAACCGCGATAGAATTAAAGTTTTCAGCGCCTCCCTTTTGTGCGATAGAAGTCTTTAACGCTTGCGCTTGTTGACCTCCGCTAGCCGGATCGAATCTTTGATCCTTCATAAATAAAACTCCCGCCGGTCCTCCATTTTGGAACGCAGAAACCGCCGCAGTCTTTGCCTCGTTGGATCTAGTTAAAGTCCTAGAAGCCGCTAATAAAGGAGACTGTCCGTAAAGTTGGTTACCGGTTACGGTCCAAGAAGGATTAAAGTACTTATCGTGTAAAATTTCTTTAGCGTCAAAGGACCACATTTTACCGTAGTATAATTGATAACCTAATCTAGTAGGAGGGAAGACTTCTATATCTGCTATAATCGCCATATATTGAGCGGGTAAAGCGAATAACTCGTAAGGCTTGCTTTGATTGTTTCCGCTTTCTATTAGCTTGGCGTATAAGAAAGTATTACCTATCATTAACTTAAATCCGCAATATTGCTCTACTAGATCCGCGAAAGTATCTTCCTCGTTAGGATATTTTAGTAACTCGTTAAGACGTGCGTCTCCGGTATACATTTCGTAGGCTTTAGTATGCAGTTCCGCTACTTCTTGCCAATTAGTTATCTTATCCGGTTGCTTCATTAAAGCCTTATAACGCTTAGACGAAACTTCGTCTATTACTCTATAAACGTGGAACGGCGCTAGCTTTGCTTTGTCCGTTATTAGTTTAATGATTGAGTAAACTATATCGTTAGCTTGATAGCCGTCTCTTACGAATGCTTGTTGGTTTCCTCCTTGCCAAGTAACGATCCCTCTTTGGATTGCTATTTGTTGCGCAGTATTAAAATTTGGAGGTAAAACTGTGTCTAGCGTTTTCTTATTCGTGAATATATCAAATAACCCCATAATAGAATATTTATTCAAAGTTAACAAATTTTAATTACCAAACCCCGACGACAAACTTCGGCTTAAACTCAAACCAAGTTCTCATAGCTAACATATCGGAGAAATCCGGAGACCTTCCTATAAGTTGCTTTACTTTATCTTTTGGGATAATTCCCTTCTTAGCGTCGTTATCTACCGACTTTTGCTTTATTTGCTCTAACTCTTCTACGATCATTTGCTTGAAGTTAGAAGGGCAGTCTATAAATATTTCGTCGCTATTAATCTTCTCGGCTAACTTAAAATAACATTGGCTCTTTAAGTTGTCGAAGTTATCCTTTGTTCTACTTATCGGGTTTTCTAGCGGAGAACTGTTATTAACAAATCCTCGGCAATTTAATATATCTACCGCTCCGCCGCCTACGCCGTCTTCGTCTAGTAATACGTTAGAAATAGGGACCGAGTTCTCGGCCATTAATTGTCTAACGATCTGCGCTACTTCTACTATCGACTTCTTAGAGTACCTATAAACTTTAACGCGGTACCCACTCCATACACCGATAACAGTACTATCGTTACCAAACCTAGCAACGTCGCAAGTAATATACTTATCGCCGCTACTAACAAAATCGTTACTAAAGCTATTAATAATCTTATCATAGTCTATAAGGCTTGAAGGATCGGATAAGTACTCCCAATTACCAAACAGTAAACGCTCCTTACTTTCTTTGTCTAAAGTTAATAAGTTTTGTTTATAGTGTTTAGAAATAAAAGGATTATCGTCGACGAGTGATTGAATAAACTTTTTATTTGGTTCTAATTCTGCGTCTCGGTCCGGCTTATAAAACTCGGAGTAGGTCCAATTCTTAGCGGGGTTACAAGTGTATAACTGTTTCGGGATTAGGTTGTAATCGTCTAGCCTAAAACGAATCCTAGACTTAACGATATTCTTTGCCTTATCGGTTACTTGATTAGCCTCGTCTATAAATGAATCGGTTATTTCTAACGATCCTAATTCGTCAAAGTTTGGATCGCTAGGGTATT